GGTTTCGTCGGGGGTGATGCAAGCGGCATTGCCAATATGGTCGTCGCGATGTTCACCGGCGCGATGTCGATCGCCAAGGCACGGCAGGATAGCGACGCGCTCCGCTCCTGCGCGCGACGATTGCGGTCGATGATGGATCTGCCGGCCCGGGCTGCCGGTTAGCCCGACCGTCGTTGGTACGGCGATTGACTCGCTTCTCCATCATCATCACCCTTTGGCGATGCGGTATTGGCTCATCCTTGTCCTGACAGTATTTGGATGGCTCTTCGCGCCGGGCGCAGCACTGGCAGATAAGCCGGACACGCGTTGCACATGGGCGACGGCGCAACCGACGACGATCGAAGCGGTGCAGGCCGATTATCCGGCATGGGCGGGCAAATGCGTCCGGTTGCGTGGCATGGCGGTCGGCAACCACCTTTTCGTTGATCGTTTTGCCCTGCTCGAGCGCACCGAGCTCTACGGTGAGGGCGCCCGGCGCTCGATCGTGATCTACCCTGAACGGCGCTCGCCCAACCGGACCAAGGCAGCGCGGATCGAGGTCGTCGGCAGGATCGGCAGTTGCGCGGCAGCCAATGATGCAGTGGCGGCAATGAGCGCCAATGAGCCGGATTCGATCATCATGGTCAGTGGATACTGCCATACCTCGCTCGAAACCTATCTCCGGCCAAGTGCGACGCGGACGCTGTCTTCGGCGGAAATACCGCGACTGGTCGAAGCGGAGGTGCCGGCTTCGGATCGACCACTGGTCGACTTGCCGTCCGGGCTGGCCGGGCGCGATGCCCATCTTGCCGCTGCGCGGGCGCTTGCCCGCGCCCTGGCGTTGCGCGACGAACGGGCGTGGCGGCGCATAAGCCAGCCCAACCTGCAGGCTGATCTCGATCAGCTCGACGGCGATATGCCAGTCCGGCTCCGCGAGCGGATGGGTGAGGCGCATGCGGAATTCCGTCGACAATTGCGGCTGCACAAGGCGTTTGCCGCCATCATGCCTTTGAGCCCGGCGCGCGAGCGGGTGCTGACCGACCGGAATGAACTGGTGGGGATGAAGCCGACAGAGGCGGTCGAGCGCCTTATCGCCTGCTGGTGCAAGGCCGCGGATTGCGCGGGCCGCTGGCCGGTCATCGCATTCGACGCCGACAATGATCCACGCCGTCCCTATCTCTGCATCACGACGGGCGATTATCTGCTTGGCCCCCGCAAACCGACCGTCATCCAGGCCGAGGCGAATGTGAAGAAAAGCGGCTTCGGGGAGCCGCGTTGGGCGAGGTAGCGGGGGTGCCGATGGGTAAAGGGGTTCGCCCGATTCAACCGTAGCCGCGCTTGCCCTAGCGCCCGGCCATGGCCATCAGCATCACCGTTTGTAACCTGGCACTGGGGGAGCTTCGCGCGCCGCCCATCGCCGATATCGATGAGAATAGTATCGAGGCACGCGAGTGCGCGCGATATTATCCGCAATGTCTGACCTTGCTGCTCGAGCGGCACGAATGGAGCTTTGCGACGAAGATCGCGGCGCTGCCCGCGCTGACCCTGAATCCACGGGCGAGCGAATGGGCTCATGCCTACGGCCTGCCCGCCGATCTCGGCACCGCCAAGCGGCTGATCCCGGCCGTTGGCGAATGGGCACCCGCCGAGAGGCAATGCTTCATCGTCGAAGCGGGCATCCTCTATGCGCAGGCCGCAAATGCGGTGCTCGAATATTCACCCAATCAGGTTGCCGAGGCGGCGATGCCGGCGATGTTCGTCGATGCGCTTGCCTTTGCGCTGGCCGCGCGGCTTGCCGTGCCGGTGCGCGACAGCCGCGAGATGAAGGCGCAATTGCTGCAACAGGCCGAGGTCGCGGCGCAGCGCGCGATCGCCGATGATCGCAATCGCCAACCGCAGCGCGACGCCCCTTTCACCGACCAGGTACTGATCGCGCGGACCATCACCGGCGGAGACGTCTGATGGCGTTGCGCACTGGCCAGCCCAATTTCAGCAAGGGCGAGATCAGCGAAGACCTGCTCGCTCGGGTCGATGTCGGCGCCTATCAGGTCGGCCTGCGCCGCGCGCGCAACGTGACGATCCTGAAATATGGCGGCGTCACCAAACGCCCGGGCACGCGGCTGGTGGCGGAGGTCTATGCCGGCACCAACGATGCGAGCTTCACCGGCAGCATCGTGGGAAATGTCCTGACCGTGCAGCCGCACGAAACCTATCCGATCACCGGCACCATTTTCGTCGGACAGGTGATCAGCGGCACCGGCATCGGCGACGGCGTGACGATCACCGGACAAGGCACCGGCACGGGGCAGGGCGGAACCTATATCATCAGCCCGCCGGCTGACCCGGCCGTCGCGCAGACCGGCATCTTCGCGACCATGCCGGCCGCCGTCCGGCTGTTCCCGTTCCAATTCTCGCTGACCCAGACCTATGCGCTGGAGATGGGGCAGGGATATATGCGGCCGGCGGCGAACGGTGGCATGGTGATCGAGGAAAAGCTGACGATCGCATCGATCGTTCAGGGCGCCACGACCGTGATCGAAGCCGCCTATCACGGCTATGCGGTCGGCGATCAGCTGTTTTTCGACGGCGTCGAGGGCATGATCGAACTCAATGGTCGTATCGGCCGCGTGCTGGGCGTTGCCGATGGCAGCCACTTCGCCGTCGATATCGATTCGACCGGCTTTACGGCATTCGCCACGGATACGGGCGGTGTGGTTCGACCCGCCGCGCCGCCGCCGTCCCCGCCACCGCCGCCGGTCCCACCACCGCCACCGCCTCCTCCTCCGCCCGATGTCGGCGGCGGCGGTGGGTTCTGCGTTGTCGACGACACGCCGATCCTGATGGCGGACGGGGCTGAGCGGCCTGCGCGCTTGCTGAAGGCTGGCGATCTTGTCCGCACCCGGCACGAACAGACGCTGGCATGGGGTGATTATCCGGTCATAGCGATCGAGCTGGCGTGGCAACCCGTGTTCCGCGCCGATGGTTATCCGCGCGCGACCGCGGAACACCGGTTCTGGATCGACGATGCCTGGGTTCGCATGGACTCTATCGGTCGGCCCGATGGGGAGGCATGGGTCGCGAAAATCGAGATCGCCACCGCGCACACCTATGTTTCGGCGGGCGTGCTGTCGCACAACATCAAATATTATGATCGGCGTTACGAAGACGGAGGGTACGCATGAGCGTCGCCCGGCTCTACCGCGTCGGATCGCCGTTCAACGGCGGCGAACTCGAGGAAGTCGACTTCGAACAGTCGGCCGACACCATGTATCTCGCGCATCTCAACCATGCGCCGACCAAGCTGGTGCGCACCGGCCACACCGACTGGACCTTTTCGACCATCGCCTTCACGCCGACGCTCGATGCGCCGGTTATCCTGCCCGCGTCGGCGCATTCGCCGAACACCGACGCGGCCAATGGCGGGGATGCCTATTTCCCGCAGACCGCCACCTATATCGTGACCGCGATCGATGACGTGTCGGGCATGGAGAGCCGCGCATCGTTGCCCCAGAGCGTGGCCAACGATCTGACATTGAAGCGCAATTACAACGCCATCAGCTGGACCGCGCCAGCGGGCACGGACCTGCGTTTCCGCGTGTTCAAGGCCGACAATACCCAGGAATATGGCTATGTCGGCACGACCACCACGACATCGTTCGTCGACGACAATATCGGGCCGGATTATTCCGACGGCCCGCCGGTCGCGGCGAACCCGTTCGATGCGCTCGGCAATTGGCCGTCGACGGTGACGTTCTTCGAACAACGACTGCTCTGGGCACGGACGGCGAACCATCCCAATGCGGTGTACGGATCGCGCTCGGGCAGTTTCGAGACGATGGACATCTCGCGGCCCTTGAAGGCGTCGGACGCGCTGAGCTTCGCGCTCGTCGCGGGGCGGGTCAACGCGGTCAACCAGCTCGTGTCGATGAACACGCTGCTCGCGCTGACATCGGACAGCATCTTCAAGATCGAGGGCGGGCAGGGCGGCGTGCTGAGCGCGACCGACTTTGCCGTGCGCCGCCAGAACGGGCGCGGATCGTCGCGCCTCTCGCCGCTCGTCATCGACAGTGTGTGTTTCTACCAGACCAGCGTCGGCAATGGCGTGCGTACCCTGGGCTATCAGTTCCAGACCGACTCGATCGATTCCAACGACGTGACGATCTTCTCGCCCCATCTGTTCCGCGGCTTCACCATCAAGGCCTGGGCCTATGCGCAGGAACCGCGATCGATCGTCTGGGCGGTGCGCGACGACGGCAAGCTGCTGTGTTTCACCTGGGAACAGGAACAGCAGGTCTGGGGCTGGACCTTGTGCGAGACGAACGGCCTGGTCGAAAGTGTGTGCGTCGTGTCCGAAGGCAATGAGGACCGGCTCTATCTGACGGTCAGGCGGGGCGGCAAATTGCTGATCGAACGCATGGCCGCGACGCGCTGGGCCGAGGTGGCGGATTGCTGTTTCCTCGACAGTGCGGTGACTTATATCTTCGAGGAGCCGGCGGCGGCGTTGCGCAACCTCGGTCATCTCGAAGGGATGACGATTTCCGCGCTGGCCGACGGCAATGTCGTAGCGGGGCTGGTGGTCACTGACGGCAAAGTGACGCTGCCGTTCGCCGCGACCAAGGTGACGGCCGGGCTGCCCTATTCGGCGACGGTCGAGACGCTGCCGCTCGCTGTGCAGGGACAGAGCGGCTGGACCGTGG